GGCTTCGCTCCGCTCGCTCGAAACCCGTGCCGACAAGCTCCGCGAGCAGATCGAGTTCCTGCAGCGCGTGCAGGCGAAGGAGCTCGAACTGCGTGCCGTTCTGGAGCGTGGTGCCCCTGCCAAGGCGGTCGAGAAGGCTGCCGTCACCGAGGAGAGCCCCGTGGAGAAGCGAACCGTCCCCGCGATCCCCGTGTCGCACGGACCGCTCAAGGCGTTCCGTAGCGCCGAGTCGGCGTACCGCGCTGGTATGCACCTGCGTGGCTACGTGTTCGGCGACGCCGAGGCCCGTCGGTGGTGCGTCGATCACGGCGTCGAGAGCCGCGCCCAGGCGGGCGGCGTCAACTCGCTCGGCGGCGTCCTGACCAGCCCCGAGCTCAGCAACGAGATCATCCGGCTCGTCGAGGAGTACGGTGTCTATCCGCAGTTCGCTCGTCGCATCCCGATGAACAGCGACACCCTCGTGATCGCTCGTCGCACCGGTGGGCTCGCCGCCCGTCCGGTCGGCGAGAACGCCGAGGTGCTGACCTCCGACGTGACGTTCGACAACGTCGAGCTCAATGCGAAGATTTGGGGCGTCGCAAATCGCACCCCGAACTCGCTGCTCGAAGACTCGGTCATCGACCTCGCCGACCTCATGGCGGTCGAGATCGCCCAGGCGTTCGCCGAGGCGGTGGACAACGCGGGCTTCGTCGGTGATGGAACCTCGACCTACCACGGTGTCGAGGGCATCACGAAGAAAATCGTCAAGGCTGCTCACTCGGCGTCGGTCGTCAGCACGACCGCTGGCACCGAGGACACCTACGGTGAACTGACGATGAAGAACTTCACCGACATGGTCGCCAAGCTCCCGACGTACGCGCGTAGGTCGGCCCGTTTCTTCATCAGTCCCGCTGGCTGGGGCTCGGCGATGCTTCGGCTCGCGATGCTCCCCGGTGGTGCGAGCGGCCCTGGCGGAAACTCGTCCAGCGACGTGGCCGCCGGGTTCGGCGAGCGGTTCCTCGGATACCCCGTCACGCTGGTCTCAAGCATGCACTCCTCGCTCGATGATTCGAGCGGCGAGGTGGCGTGCCTCTTCGGCGACCTCTCGCAGGCCGCCGTCTACGGCGAGCGTCGGGCGATCCAGATCCGCACGTCTGCGGACCGCTGGATGGAGTATGACCAGACCCTCACGTTCGCTTCGACTCGCAACGCGATCGTCGTGTCTGACGTGGGATCGACCACGAAGGCCGGTCCCGTCGTGGCTCTCAAGTTCGGCTGATCCGACTGACTGACTCTCAACCCTCCGAGGAGATCTAGACAGTGAACCATCTCGAAGCGACGAAGAGCGTCGTCGGTCACACCGAGAACCTGACTGCGGCGCAGACCCACACGCTGGTGATCGACCGTCTCGGCTACGAGTACGTGTCGCTCGACGTGGGGCAGGAGCCGTGGGCGAACGCGGGCTTTACCTCGCAGGCGTCCTTCACGGTGCTGAAGCTGTCCGAGTCGGACGACAACTCGTCCTACTCCGACGTGACGGCGTTCGTCGGTGGCGGCACCGGCGGATTCACGATCCCGACGCCGACCGCCACCGCTGGTGACGTGGTCGTGCGGATGGACGTGGACTGCCGTGGCAAGAAGCGCTACCTCAAGGTCACCGCCACTCCCTACACGACCGGCACCGTCTACACGGTCGCCCGGCTCGGCAAGGGCGTCGATGGCCCGGTCAGCGCCTCCGCGAAGGGCGTCAACGCCACGGTCAGCGGCTGATCGACTTGACACGACCGACACAGTGAGCGGCGGGTGGCGACGAGCTGCCCGCCGTTTCGCTTTGGAGGGTGACGCGTGATCGTGCAGGTCGGCGATACGTCGGTCGAGGTTCGTGCCGAGGCGGTGCTGTCGGCTCCACGTTTCGGACCGCTCACGAACGTGTTCGCGTTCATCGAAAGCCTCATGCCGCTGCACATCCGCCCGACGCTAGGGCAGGGAGCGTTCTGGGCACAGGTGCTCACCCGGATGCTCGAAGAGTTCGCCCCGACGACCGAGTACATCATCACGCTCGACTACGACACGTTCGTGACCCGCTCAGACATCGAGCGTCTCTTCGCGATCGCCATGACCTGCCAGTGCGACGCGCTCGCCCCGATCCAGGCGAAGCGCGAGGACGGGCGTCCGATGCTCACGCTTCTTGACACGATGGACGACCCGCCAGCCGACGGCAAAACCGAACTCCCGCTGTCATGGTTTGCCGAGCCTGTGCAGCAGGTGGATACGGCGCACTTCGGTTGCACGATCATCAGCACCAGGGCGCTCAGGCGAACGCTGAAGCCGTGGTTTCACAGCAAGCCCGACGCCGAGGGCGGCTGGGGCGACGGGCGGGTCGATGATGATCTGTGGTTCTGGTCGCAGTTCAAGAAGTCGGGCAACCGCCTCTTCATCACGCCCCGCGTCGTGATCGGTCACGGCGAATACGTCATCTCGTGGCCGAGCCGGGATTTCACGGGGCCGGTGTTCCAGCATACGACCGCGTGGCAGCGAACAAAGAAGCCGCCCGAAACTGCATGGAGGGTCGGCGAGTGACGACAATCAGAGTGCGGATGAATCGCGCCTACGGTGCCTACAAGGCGGGCGAGCTCGTCGAGGTGGACGAGTCCTTCGCCGCGAGGCTCTGCGCGTGGGGCTACGCGAAACGGGAGACGCAGCAATCGCTGATCGAGACGGCAGCAGTGGAACCGGTCGCGGAGCGAGCAGACGTGACGCCACGACGCAGGGGGCGACGCCATGAATGACGGCAAGCGGTATCGGTCGCTCAAGGTCGCCACGCAGCCGGTCGTCGAGCCGGTGAGCGTCGCCGACGCCAAGGCTCACATCCGCGTCGATCACAACACCGACGACGCCTACATCGCTGCGCTCATCTCGGCGGCTCGCGAGTATTGCGAGGTCTACATGGACGAGACGCTCGTGGACACGCAGTACGTGATGCGGCTCGATGCGTTTCCGGCGGTGATCGAGTTGCCACGCCCGCCGATGAGCCAGACCACCGGACGCACGGCGGTGTCGATCGTCTACACCGCGAGCGAGGCGGGCAACACGGCGACGCTCTCGACGACCGAGTACCGCGTCGATCGGGACGCGAAGCCCGGCACGCTGCGGACGCTCTACGGCGGATCGTGGCCGAGCCACCTGCTCGACTACGGCAGCGTCACGGTCACGTGGTGGGGCGGGCGTGGCGACGACGGCAGTAAGGTCTCGCCCCGCGTCAAGGCGGCAATCCTCATGCTCGTCGGGCAGTGGTATGAGCGACGCATGGCGGCCGACTCCGTGTCGCTCTCCGAGATGCCGTTCGGCGTGAAGGCGTTGCTCGACAGCGTGAAGTGGGGGAGCTACACGTGACCGGACGCATCATCGTCGATTCGCAGTTCACCGACACGGCGTCGTCCACGGGCGTGTCCTCGACGAAGGTCGTGGCGCTCCAGACCTCGAACGAGTACACGTCTGGCAAGGTCGCCGTCGTCTCTGGTACGTGCGGCACGTCAGCCGTGACGATCACGCTCGCCTCGCCTGGGTACACGGCGGCGTCGGGCTCTGCCGTATCGTTCTCGTCGGTCTCTCGGATCGTGTTCTCGGCGACCGGCGCAACGCTCGTGAAGTGCGTCGGCGGTGCCACGGGCAAGCCGCTCGTGATGTCGCGTGCCGAACAGGGGGCCGTCTCCGAGGTCGGTGCGACCGAGACTTCGCTCCAGGTGAGCGTGGACGAAACCGCTGGCACGTCGTCCTACACGCTGGTGATGTATGGCGATTGATCCGGGTCGGCTCCGCGAGCGAGTCACGATTCAGAGTGCGACCGAGGCTCGCAACTCGATCGGCGAGGTCGTGCAGACGTGGGGCACGTTCGCCGAAGTGTGGGCGAGCGTGGACGGGCTGTCAGGCCGCGAGGTGCTTCAGTCTGGTCAACAGCAGACCGAGGTGACGCACCGCGTGCGGATGCGATACGTGACCGGGCTGACACAGCGGCATCGGCTTTCGTGGCTTGGTCGGATTCTGGAGATCACGAGCCTGCTCGAACACAACAACCGCACCGAGCACGAGCTCCTGTGCGTGGAGGCGATCGACTGATGGCGACCGCAGGAATCACGATCACGGCAGAGATCGCCGGGCTGGAAGAGCTCCAGAAAGATCTCAGCACGATCTTCAAGCCAGAACAAAAGGCGAAGATCATCGAGGACGCGATGAAGAAGGCTTTGGCTCCTGCGCTGGAGCGGCTCAAGGCGAATACGCCGGTCGGCCCAACGGGAAACCTGTTTCGGGCTGCGACGATCAAAGTCGTGCCATACAGGCGTGACGGCAAC